AAGCCCAACCTGTTGATGCAACCTCTACAGCTGGACCAATTGGATGATAATGTTGTACTCTTATACCACCAGATGTAGTAGCCCCTGATCCACTTTCGTTAGAAGGCATTGTTATAGTTATACTTGTGTCTGTTGGAACAGATGAAACTTGAAATTTATTGTCATCAAAAAAAGTAGATGTAAAATTAGAATTGGTAATAGAAGTAAAATTATCTAATAATATAATATCACCTGTATTTATATTATGGTCTGATGCAAAAGTTATAGTTACAATTGCAGATCCATTGGTTGTTGTAAACGCACTAGTTAAAGATGTTGTAGCTTTAATTGGAGTAATGTCATAAAAAATACCACCAGAGTAAACATATAAAAGTCTGTTTGTACCTAGTGCTGCATACTTAATACCTGCTGTATTTATAAAATGGTGAATAGCTGTATTACGACCTGTAATATCAACAGAACCTAATTGAGCCCAACCTCCTATTTTTTCAGGTGTAGTATATCTAAACCTAACATTGTCACCACCTACCCATTGGCTTTCGCCACCAGTAGCAGTAACTTGTTTATTGAATCCAGGTGCAAATTTAACTTTTTGTAACATATGTATTATAGATTATATTAAAGTGCGTTGTGAATCAACGAGTTTTGGGTATACCCAACATAGGTCTTTTATCATATAAATTAGACTTTGCAAAGCGTCCATTTGCATGATTGTAGTGTAGGAACACTTGTCCGCATAACTTGCCTTGAAAAGGTTCTCTCCAATGTTCAAGTTCGCAACCTGAGTATATAAGCATATCTCCGGGGCTTAAGTCAACCCTATTTCCTTTTGGTGCATTAGGTTTCATTATACCTTTGTACTCATCTACAACATTATCAGATCCTGTTGGATCTATAAATATTGGCCATGGGTCACCACCTAGATTAATGGTTGTTGATATTTCACAGCTAGGTCTATCTTTATGTCTGTTTAAAATTGATCCTTTTTCATATACTCTTGCATACGAATAAGTAGGCAATAAATCTAAACCTGTTTTTTCTTTCATAACAGGTAAAGTTTTAACAAGTAAAGTCTCCATAACATGATCAGCATAAATAGAATATACTCCAGGTACTTGTTGATCTCTCCAAGTACCATGCATACTATTTTCTGCTATGTAATTGTTATCATACATAAAATTAACAGCATCTCGTTTAAGTAAGAAATAATTAAAACAAAAATTAGCTAACTCATAAGAGATAGCATTTTTTATAACTTGATATTTATTTTGTTCAAAACTCATATAGCTAAAGGTGATCCATTTTTATGTATTTTTTTATATTTTTTAACTGCTGTTTTTAAAGTTAAGACGTCTTCATTGGGTACAATTTCTATATCATACTCTTCTATACCTAAAATTAAACCAGCAATAAATCTTCTTGATCCCATACATAATTTGTAGATGTTATTTTTTTCTGTACAAATTAAAGGGTTAATAATACCATTTTGTTTTATATCTTCTTTTAATTTTTTCCAATTTTCATTTTCAGTCTGCATCATTCTACCTTTTTCTGTTTGCATATTTTTATTTCTAAATACAATTTTATCTTTGTGTACAATCATATCTGTATAAAATTAAAAGAAACAGATATTCTCCAATTCTTTTCATTTTCCTCTGTGTTCATATTTATATCTACACCATGTGGTTGCCATGATGGAAAAAATATCATTCTTCCTTCAATTGCATCATACGATACTACACGCCACAGTTCTTTAGGTATGTTGTCCACCCTTCTTGGCATGTAAGTATTTGGCCCGGGTCTTGGATCTTCTAAAAATAATTTACCAGAATCTTTTGGTGCTTTAACATAATACACGCCTGACCACAATGAGTTGGGATGAGTGTGTGTTTTATTATAACTATAGGTAGGGTTAATATTAGCCCACATATTACCAAGTCCAAGTTCAGGTTTAACCCCATAGTCTTTATTACATTCTTTTGCCATTTTAAATAGTTCTGAAGTTAAAGGATCAAATTCTTTTTTGTTATTCATATCGGTTGCACTATGCCAACCAAAACCTGAATTAGTTTTTACCTGACCTTTAGGATCTTGTCTGTACCAATCTTTAATATGTTTAAATAAATGTTCATTAAGTTCTTTAGCTTGAGGTAGATCTTTAATGTATACAGGTGTGGGAAATAATATTTCTCGATTCATTTAAAAGGTTCTCCACCAAACCACATAACTAAAGATTTTCTAAGTCCTTTAGTAACAGGCACAACTCTATGATTAACAAAACTTGCAAAAAAAACAGCGTGTCCTTGTTTAGGATTTAAAATTTGTCCTGGTCTAGCTAGTTCTAATCCACCACCTTCATAATCACCGTCTGGTGATAAAATTAAAGTCATAGATATTTTTCTAACAGGAGGTTCTTTCTTCATAATTAAATCACAATCCATGTGCCAATTATAAAAACCTCCTTCAGGGTATTCTGTGTATTGAGCTTGTTCGTTGATTTGCATATTTTCAAAACCAAAATGTCTTTTATTAGTTTTGTGCATAACATCTTCTAATATAGAATACATAGGTTTAGCATCAACATGTTTAAAAGGAATCCAACTAATATGTGATATTCTAGTTTTGGTATCATGTCTTCCGCCTCTTGTTCCACCTACTTCTGCATTTTGTGGTGGCATAGATCTACCTATGTCACTTATAATTTTACATTGTTCAGGAGTAAAAATAGGGGTAGTTGTTTCTACTAAATATGATTTCCAGTTTGGCTCGGTTATAATCATGTTGCTCCTCTATTCATTATTGGACTATAATCTACGTCACAATTTGCTGCAAGAGTTCGTCTTGTCTCTTTTGTTCCATTAAAAGGATATACACAATGTCTCATGTCGTATGGAAAAATATAAAAATCTCTTACACTAACCTTTGGTTGATAATCTGTTTTTGCAAACTGACCGGAACAAGATCCCAATATTTGTAATTTACCGTTTTGTGGATTTTCTTTTGAGGAATATTCTACACCAAAAGTTGAGGGTAGTTTTAAAACCATGACTGAAGATAGACCTGTAAATAAAGTTCCTTGATGTACATGTATTGGATTGTATTCATTAGCTTTCATTTCATTAACCCAAATAGAATTTAAACGTAGATCATATTTTTTAATATGATTAAAGTTTAAGTAGTGTTTAAACATATCAATAAACCATTGTTTTACCTCTAAGGGTAGTAAGTCATGTTTTTTCATTTTAGATTCATCATCTCCACCATAAAAAATAGAATGTTCATTTACAATTTTACCAATAAGTTGTTTATTAGCTTTATTTAACATAGAAAATTTATTTTCGTATATATCATTAATAGCATTGTATATATTTAAAGGTGTTTCATATTTTGTAACTGTTTGACCTAAATTAATAAATTTAAATTTCATTTAATTTTTTTCTAATCTTAGTTGCAGATATAGCTTGTATTTTTTTTGATAATACAATTTCTTCTATCTTGTAACCAACACCTCTACCGTAACAAATGTTAGTTATATTAGGTACAATTATAGTTTCATAAAATCCATGGTAGCTAGCTAAAGCTTCTTTAATGTTCTCTTCAACTTTCTTAACATCAAACGGATTATCTTTAGAATTAGGCATAGATCTAATCATGATAATAACTTGACCTGTTCTCTCCAATGATTTTTTAAATAATTCTTGGTGACCTTGATGCCAAGGTTGCCATCTTCCCAACATCATTGCGGTGGGTCTATTATAATCTATTCTTGATTTCATTTATAATATTTTCATAGTTATAATCTTTAATTTCATAATCAACTGTAATGGGTTTTTCAAAAAGTTTATTAGTATCTACAAATCTTCCTTCTTTAATAGTATTCATCCAAACCGTAATATCATAGTCAGATCTAAATTCATCGTAAGGACAAACAAAGTCTACAACACATTTTCCATGAGCTAAACCTGTTAAGGCAAACATGCGTTCTGCTTGTCTAGTTCTACCCTCTTCAGTAAAATCCCAATCATTAAACATTGTTCTAATTTGATCAGCATTAAAATAAGCTAATTTATCTGTAGCTAATTTTTTAGCAAATGTAGATTTACCTGATCCAGGTAGTCCAAAAACTAGTATGTTCATAAT